GTAGTTCCGATGAAGGAGGTGCTAATCTGCCAACCATTGATAAGCTGGCCGCTCTTAGAAACGAAATTGTTCTCACGAATCTGCGCACCGCTAATACGAACGGTATCTGCCTGATCCATACCAACATTCTGAACAGTCTTCATAGTCTTGAGATTCTGAATCTGCTCATAACCGGGATTAGACTTGTTGTTCTTGGTGTACTGTGCCGCGAACATACTTACGGGAACTTCACTTACTTCCTCACGCCCACCAAATGTCTGCTTTACACGAACGGTGAGAGTCGCACGCTCATACTTGCGTCCATCACTTAGAGTACCACTACCGAGGGATACATCCATTAGTTTGCCAATAATGTTAATCTTGTTAGTTGCCTACATTAATATCCTTCATATTTTTTATCTCCTTTACTTGTGATTTTTCTTTTTGTAACTTTATTATATAATAATTTTTTTGAAATGTCAAGATTTTAAAACGGCGGTTCCAAGGTTAGAACCGCCGCTTATTATTGACAATTACTCAGCGGCTTCCTTTGCGGCCTTAGCAGCGGCACGAGCAGCAGCGCGCTCAGCCTTTGCGGCTTCCTTCGCAGCAACCTTTGCAGCTTCAGCAGCAACAGGGTCGTAGGCTAGACCGGCTTCGGTTAGGGTGTGATACTTCACAACCTTGGTTACAGCCTTGCGGGTCTCGGTCGCAGGAGTTACCTCAACGGTCTCCTCACGGGTGTTCTCGGCAAGACCATTCTTAACAAGAGCATTCATAGTGCCAGTTACGGCGCTAATGGAGATGCCAAGTTCCTCGGCGATCTGGGCCTTGCTATATTCCTTACCATAGTTCTTCTTTAGAAAGTTTAGTACGAGTTCAGAATTTACTGTCATAGTTATCAGTCTCCTTTGTTTTTATTTTTTATTTTTGTAAAGCGGTAAGGGTTTCCTTTTTCCTCTTCCTCTTTATGTATATATTATATCAAAGATTTATATCTTTGTCAAATATTTAGTTTTGTTGAATATTGAATAATTCGTTCGCTAATTGTGCGGCTTCTTCATCACTTGTAGTTTCATTCATAATGCGCTGTAATTTAGCGCCAACATTTGTATTATAGCCGTCAATTGTTTTACGAATATTTGTAATCTTGTCCTGAAGATTGTTTACAATGATATATACGCCAGTGAGCAACTTAATAAAGTCATTACGCTCAAATGCTGGATTTTCTGAATCAAATTTGCTGGCTAGTGCAGCAAAATCATCACGCATAATTTGCGCTGTCTTTTCGCCGCCTTCATCATTGTGTTCATGGTCATATTCCATGACCTGTTCTGCAAGGAGTTCAACTGCGTGAGCTAACTCCTTAAAAAGTGTTAAGTATTCGTTACTCATAACATACCTCACATAATCTCAATCGTAGTTTCGGAGCCGCGCGCATCAATGATGCGCACGCCTGCCGTCATACGATTTTGAATTGGAATAGAATTAGTTTCCAGCAATACTGCCTTATTATTAGAAGATACAAAGATTTGCTCTTGTGATGCGGGAACAGCATACACTAATGCAAGTTGCTCATCCTTTAGATTCATTACCTTTGAGCCCTTGATACCACGCGAAGTTTCACTAAAATCTTCAATTGTAGTAATTTTCCCGCGCCCAGTAGTCGTAATTGTAAGAATACCAGTATAATTGATATTCTTCTTAATGATAGTAGCTGTGCGAATGTATTCATCCTTTTCCAACTTAATAGCTTTTACACCTTTTGTGGTGCGGCCAGTTGCTGTGATATTTGATAGGTCATAGAAGTTATAATAACCATTATTACTTACTACGAATACTCTATCTTCATCATTAGAGGACAAATACACTCCAACAAGCACATCATTATCTTCGAGTTTAACTGCGGCCGTTCCCTTCTTTGCACGCAAGTTATACTCTTTAATGGCGCTCTTTTTGATATAACCATTCTTGCTTACAGTAATAAGATTCTTGTAAGAATTGAATGATGTTGTATCAATTAGAAGAATAACCTTTTCATCGGGCTGAGGCGCAATAACTTCATAAATTGAATAATCCTTATTCAAATCAAGTTCATTCAATGAGAAGTTATACATTCGGCCGCGATTAGTAAATGCCGAAACCAATCCCAAATTAGTTGTATAAAGCGTGTTGATTAGAGTTGAACTCTTGGGCGGCTTAATGTTTACGCCTTTCCGTCCGCGTTTAGCTCCTTGAATATCATCTTTCTTCATAATACGAAGCATATTGTTATCAAAGAGCATTAGACCAACCTCTTCTTCTTCAATTTGCGGCTGGTCATTTTCCGCTTCTACAATATTTTGTAGCTTAGTTCGGCGGTTATCACCATATTTTGTTGCGACTTCCACCAAAATTTTTATAAGTTCTTCATCCAAGGCAGTAGGGGTATTTAATAAGTAGCGGAACTGCTCAATAGCTGCGACTAATTCTTCCCGCTCATTATTCAGCTTAATAGCATCAATCTTTGTCAGCGATGCCAACTTCATTGCCAGAATAGCCTTTGTCTGCTCTTGATTGAAACCAAAACGAGCAATTAGTTTAGTCGAAGCCTCTGTGGGATCATTTGAACCGCGAATAATAGCCACAACTTCATCAATAGATGCCGCCGCAATGAGTAAGCCCTCAACAACATTTAGACGAGCCATCGCTTTGTCTAAATCAAATTGAATCATATTACGCTTACATTCGCGGATATGTTCAATATACGCGTCGCAGGCTGCCCGCCATCCAAATAGCTTTGGAAAGCGTCCGTGGTCTAGCATAATCATATTGATAGAAAACCAATTTTCCAACGAAGTGTCGTGATAAAGTTTATCAATCATCTTCTTTGGATTAACACCCTTACTCAAATAAATACGGATGTCTGCTGTTTTCTTTGTATGGTCAATTACTCTTTCAATTCCATATGAAGGATTATCATTTGTTAATTCAGCCAACTGTGAAATAATTGTGTTTGTAAATACCCCATATGGTAATTCAGTTGCCTGAATCATATTCTGTTCTGGAACATACTGGAGATTGGCTTTGATGCGAATTGCTTCGCCTTTACCAAGCCGCAAACTTTCTTTTACTGCTCTCGCATTTGTAATGGTTCCGCCGCAAGGGAAGTCAGGTGCACAATAAATATCATCATAAGATACATTTGGGTCTTGAATAATTTTTATTAGTGCGTTATTTACTTCCCGCAAATTAAACGCCGGAACACTTGTTGCCATTGCAACTGCAATGCCGGAGCAACCATTTACTATATTCCAAAAACCAATGGAAGGGAACACAGACGGTATCATTTCTGTATCATCGTAATTAGGATACCATTCTGTAATCGCATTTTTCTTTAAACCAGCAAAGAAGAAATCTGCCAATTCTCCCGACCGCATCTCAACATAACGAGCGGCAGAATGGTCATCTGGTGCTGCAGGAGAACCATAAGCACCTTGTGCTTCCTCTACTGGATACCTATAAGCCCAAGGTTTTGCCGCACGAATGAATGTATCATACATTGCGGCATCACCGTGAACATATGATTGAGACATCGCGGAGGCTACGCTTTTCTGAGCCTTTTGGAACTTATCCTTGTGGGTAAGTTTATTACTATATTGTGCGTATAAACCTTGGCGTAAGCCAATCTTCAACATATCTCGCACATCAGGAATAGAACGCTCCTGTGCTACTGATGCGCCATATGTTAAAAACGCATTTTCAATTTGCTGTTGAAAATCTGTTTCGTATATCAAATTGGCTTCACTCTCCCTTCCTTTTCTTATATTATATCATATTTTTTATAAAAGTCAATTATTTAGCTTCAATAATTGCAATATATTTATCTAATGTTGGTCTAGAAATTTTTAAAGATAAAGCTAAATCTTTTTTATTAATTTCTTTATTTTTCCACTGTTTATAGTATGGTAAGAACCATTGTAAATTATCAATAGTTTTTTTAGGACGTCCTATATTTTCCAATTTTGAAAGACCCTCATATAGAGCGTTTTGATATTCTTTATATTCTGTATATCCAGTAGGATTACCCGGAGTGCGATTATAACCAGACAAATATGAATTATATAATTTTATATAATAAGCTTCCCGTTCATCTAATTTTTCTTTATCACATAATTCAAGTATTTCAAAACTAAACTTTTCTGGGAATTTATATAGTTCTTTATGCCATTTATCTAATTGACATTCATAGTGTTTTCTCCATCTAGAAAAAATATCTATAGATTGACCAATATAAATTTTATTAGTTTCTTTATTAGTTATCTTATAAATTCCACAAATATTCATTATTATTCTTCCAATTTTAATGTACCATTCTTTATAATAAAATGTAAATTTTCTAATTTCTTTAATGCCTCTTCCTTTTTTTC